CAGCCTTGCGGTCTTCGCAAAGCGCCTTAACCGCGTCGGGCACGCCTCGACACCAACGCCTGCCGATCTCAAAGTCGTAGCTTGACAAGTCCACAACGTCGTACTTGAGTCTGCTTAGGTAGCCAACGTCACGCAGCCAGCGAGACGCACGGGCAGGCGACATTCCGCCACGCACATCGCAGTCTCCTCGAGCCCCATAGGTTGGCTCGGTTGCAGTGCGTGCCACCCACGTAGCGGTTGACCTTCCTGTAGCAATGCTCACAGCACGCGAGGTGTCGAGTGCGTTGCGGCTTCCGTGCGAAGTGCAGTCAGGGCCAGTCTGAACTTCGGTGTACGCCTTACGGTCGAGAGTGCGGTAGTAGTTCCAGAGTAGGGCACGCTTGCCCTTCCACTGTCCCTTGGGTCCAGCCATAGAAAATCGCTGGACTGGCTGACTGGCCAAGAAGCTATCGCGCTCTCTTGGATCTGGACGATAGCCTTGAAGGTGCTCATTCACATTGAGCCTCGACTTCCTTGCAGGCATCTACCAAAACTTCTGCCAGCGTCCTGCCGTCCGACATAGGGGTGGCAAGTGACTGGTCTACTAACCCTTGCTGTTTGTGCAGGATCCCATCAACAGCAACGTCCAGCCCTTTGTACTTGCCAACAAGACCAGTGCCGCCAAACGCCAAGGCAAGGCCATTCCTGTGAGTCTCCCGCCACTGAGCCAACGTCTTGATTCGCTGCCCCTTGTCCCGCGCCGTGACGTTGGCAAGCGACTGGAAGTACCGACGCAGTTCGCCCTTGTCCACGTACGTGGCGTCTGCAAGGGCGGTGGCAACCGGCCCAGGCTTGGCGGTCTTACGAGTCGCCTTGGGCGCAAGCGTCAGCCCGCACAATACAAGGCAAACAAGGATCGGAATGTGCTTGACCATGTCACGGGGTTGCCTTGAGGAGAAGCAGCAGCAGGCTGTTTGCGTTGTCCACAACATCCTTGTCTTTGCCAACGTACTGGTCACGGATCTGCATGACCAGCTCGATGTTCTGCATAGCGGGGAGCTTGCCGGAAGATCGGACGGGCAGCTTTAGGTATGGCTTGATCGCTGGGTACACGTATTGCGTAAGCAACACGCCACCAGTCAGGACGAAAATTGCAATCTGTGCAGTTGTGTTCATAGGACTTTCGCTCCCGGAATCCACAGTGTAACACCGTCCTGAGAATCCGTTGGGCTGTAGTTGATAAGCTTTTGCGGGTCGATCAAGCCCCATCCATACAGCGGGTCTCGCCCTGCATCTCCAACGTCACGGCATGTTTCGGACAAAGCCTTGACGACAGCCGAGTGATCTACAGTCTTGCCTAGCTTGCGAGATGCAGACACGTACAGGGCGAGGACGCCAGCTACGAACGGGGCAGCCATGCTGGTGCCGCTGATTGTAGCATATCCCTGGTCAATCCAGCAGGATGTGATGTCGCTGCCAGGAGCAGCCACCGCGATCTCCTTCCCTCGAGAAGAATACTCGCAAGCCTTGCCGTCTTTATCGACAGCACCAACTCCTATGGTCTCCTGAAATGCGGCCGGATAATCCACGGACCCGCCGTCATTTCCAGCAGCACACACCACGATGATGCCCGCCGAGTGAGCCTGCTTGATGGCATGGTGCATCCTGTTGTCCGCCTTCGGGCCGCCAAGCGACATGCAAATGATGTCGGCCTTGGCTTCAATGGCGTGCTGGACCGCAAGGGAAACCCATTCGTTTTCGCCTGTGCCTGAGTGACCAAGCACCTTGAGGGCCAAGATCGTACAGGCAGGAGCGATGCCTTTCAGCCCAGATCGGGCGGCGATGACGCCAGCCACGTGAGTGCCGTGCCCTAGGGTGTCAAGCGGCTCGGAGTCCAGCGTGAAGTTGCGGCGGTCGATGACTGACGCCGCAAGGTCTGGATGATCTGATACACCAGAGTCTATCACTGCCACCTTGATCCCCTCGCCCTGGCTTCTCGACCAAAGCGAGGGGATCCCGTATGCCGCAACCCCCCAGTCAACACGCTCGCCTACCGACTTCACGGATGACGCGAGTGCTACTCGATAGGGCGGGAGGCTGACGTAGCTCAAGAGGTTCGCGAGATTGACTGAAGGATGGTGATAACAATTGGAATGATGACATCCATGAAGAGCTGCCAGTCAACACCCATCGACAGGCTCATGGCCTGGACCTCGGCACCCATCGACATGGCCGAAACCACGGTTGGGGAAGACTCGTCGGCCATGGAGATGCTCAGGCCCTTGACGGTTGCCGGGTCCAGGATCGGAAGGAGGATGCGAGCAATCTCGTCCACGATCTTCCACTGGGAAAGGTAAGGCATGTCCTTCTTCCAGCCCTTAGCTGCGTCCACAACCTGCTGGAGGACGTTCCGGTTGGCGAGCAGCCACTTCATGACAGCGATGTTCATTGCTTGTTCTCTTTCTTCTGGGGGGGGATCTTATGCCGGGGGAACAGGTGGTCGAGACACGCCACGCCTACGACGGCGTGACCGGCGATGTCCATGATGGTTTCCCTAATACCCATTGGCGTCAAGGAGCCTCTGAGTCTACGACATTTCTCGCCAATCCTGGCGACTTGGTACTGCCAAGGGGAGACGCCGTCCTCGGCCACGCCCAGGGCGTTCTGGAGGGGGTGTTCGACGCAGCCGTAGTATCCCCTCTTTCGGCTCAGAAGCCGCCACAGCTCAAGGCAGATGCCCCAGTAGGGGTCGTCGGCCATAGCCTCGGTCAGGGCGGCGATCGCTTGCTCGACCCCCCGGTCAGAACTTGACGGAGCGGCAGGCAAGCTGGATCCTTCCGTACTCGGCCCAGAAGGTGGGGTGGTGGTGCGGGTCTTCTGCCGCCCCTGCGGATAGACATAGAGTACCCCGGTCTTGTAGATGCGCGGTTCGTGCATGTGCCCATTCTTCGCAGAGAGTGTCGATGAGTGATGTCTTGTCGAGACTATCAGAGACGGCAATGATGGCAAAGTCAGATGACCCGTGGAGGCGGAAGTACCCCAGGTAATCCTTCATAGCCTTCGGGCTGCGGACGTACACCCTCACGGGGAACTGAAGGGGAAACTCCCGGCAGGCCCATTGCTTGAACCGCCGGACTGACTGCCGCCGCCAGCACAAACCTCGGGGCATCTTCAAGCCTCACGATCAATAGCCAGGGCTTCCGGTTCCTTCGATGAACCACCACTGGGATATTGTCCCCGGCGTCGTTGACAGCCTGCTCAATCCAATCGTACGGGTTTCCTCGCTCGACGCACTTGGATTCCACGTGGACCCCGTCAAGTCCGTGGACAATATCTGGCGACTCAGTCCCGCCGGAGAACTGCTGCCCTCTCCTGGCAAACACGCCCCACAGAAGGGACCACAGCTTAGCCACCTGCCGCTCTGCGTTTGCGCCTTTAGCTCTTGAGTTCATGGCAACTACTCCTGTAGAGACACAGCTTGCCTGTCACCATATCCTCGCAGTCAATCTCACTCAACTGATCAGGGTACTGGCTAAGGATTTCCTTAACCACAAGATCCGGAGTCTTCTTGTCGAGAGCACGCCCGTTCTTGCCAACCCATGCGCCTACCTTATTGAAGATAGTAAAGTCTCTGGAAGTGCTAGTAGACTCCCAGTAGATCTTAATCCTGTGATTGACAGTCCGGAATAAGTTGCCGCTCTGCATGCTACTGACTCCTGCTACTATTGATCTCTCCGCGACCATGACCCAGAGTTGGCGGATCGTTCTTCAAGAAAGAAGTCGGGGACAGGCTCGGGGTCATAGCCAAGGTGCTTCTTGTGGCGTAAGCCAGCCAAGAACAATGGATCGTAGTTGTCGGGATCGCACTCCTGCTTGACGGCAAGGAGTATACGTGCGTTCAAGTCAGGGGTCAAGGCGTAGATTTTGCCTGAGTGCAAGACGCCGTGGCACCGAGAGCAGAGGAGCAAGTAGTTCCTTGGCTCATGCCCCTTAGATCTAGAGGAACCACCCACCATGTGGTGGACCTCGATACCCCTGCGAGGATCTTTCCGCGGCCACCAGCACACAGCACACCGCTCGGGCATGGTGGCTATCCAAGCAATCAACACCCGTTTCTGAGCAGCGTCCATGGCCTGTTGTCTCAATGAGTGGTGAACGTGGGGGGCGACTCCGACCGTAGGTCAGAGTCGCTTGCCTCAACGAGTGGAGCCACGTTGGGTGAGCGGGTGTGCGTTGTTGTTCACGGGGTTCACATCCTTACATCCTTCGCCCCGCCGGGACGGTCCTTGACTGCGTCAGGGCTGGAGTCGCTAAAGCATGCCCTGCTATTCCCGGAGCCAGCTCCCCCTTGGGACCACTGGTGGTGCTCGCTCTTGTTGCACTCCCTCAGGAGCCAGTTGGCGGCGAGCCGATCATCGGACCACTTTGGCAGCAGTGCCTTTTCTGAACTCGCTCATGGGTCGGAGGGCTTCTTGCGGAACGAAATGAGCCTTCCGGTACCCCTTGGGATTCCGAACGTACTCAGGCTTCCTTCCGTCCTTGCCCTTGATCCATCCCATGAACGTGACCTTGGGTGCGTCCACGATTGCTAGGACGTACCGCCGTTCGTCGCTGTCATTGTTTCGCAGAATCAAACGCCCCGTGTCAAGGGCAGTACCGCGAACCTCGACATCCTTGAGGAAATCGGGGGTGTGATGGAACGTGCCAAGGGACGGGATGAAGTATTCCCCCGTCAGTTTTCCCAAGGCAAGCTCCGCACACGCCCCGACCACCTCCTCCTCCAGCCGTTTGATGAAGTTCCGTTCGTAGGTCGAAGAGTGGTTAAGCTTCTTTGCGGCGGACAGAAGCATCCGCACTCGAGCGGAGTTCACTGCAACATCGAACTCAACCGGGGACAATGTCACCTGCATCCGTGCGGCTCCATAAGATGACGGTCATGGCCACTGAGCGTAGTATAGACTACCGCAACGGCCTCCACCGTCCATCACTTCCACCGCCGAAAGCCTCGGGAAGTTGGATGCCATGAGCAGGCAAGCCTCCATCCGGTCTTCCATCCTGTCGATGGCATACCGGTGAGACTCGATGAACACGCGAAGCTCTTCGTGATCCTCCAGGTCTGAGGGGCCATCTGGTTCACGCGACATCCACACGCGAATGTTGCAGTGATAGGTTCGGAACAGGCATATGTTCTCCATAGCGTCTGCTCGGTCACTCATGCTTTGACTCCTCTATCTTTACGGTATAACCCTGGGCGGTAATGCGAGCCACAAGTATCGGCATAATCCTAGCCCACGACACTCTGTTCCACGGGTCTTTTGCAAACACGCTAAACTCGGGGAGTACTATCGTTGGCTTGATGGCCTTGGTGTCAGTCATGCGTCACCCCACACTGTTAGGAGTTTGGACTTCAGTCTCTCGATCTCCTTCAAGAGCCGGAGAACTGTTTGCTCCAGCTCCAAAATCTTCTGATCCTTCTCGTTCACTGCCGTGCTCATCGGCGTTGTTCTCAAGCCTACGCTGTTCAAAGAACACTTTCCTTACACCCAAAAGCTGCCCGGTCATGAAAAGGTAGCTGGCTTCACGCTTACGGACATCAATCTCTTGCGGAGACGGATCGCCTTTGTACATCCACGGGTAGAGGGACTCGACCAGTTTCTCGTTGTCCCGGATCTCGGACGACAGCGACCGCACGATCCTCGCCCACTTCTCGCTCCTGCCAAACATGACGGCAATGTCCTCGTCGCTGAACTCCGGATCGTTCATGACGATCACTGCCATCCGCTCGGGGCTCGGGCATCTCCGCAGAGGACGAAGAGTAGAGGCCGCGGCCATCACTTGATCTTCGTCAAGGCCCAGCTTGTGGGCTACTCTCTTCGTTGAGTCCTTGCCGCGAATGCACAGCTTCATGATTTCTGGAGCGTGAGCGAAAGCATGACGCAATGGCGGAACCGATCTTGCGCAGTAAAGAATTAGCTTTAGCAGGTCTGATCGCACGTTCGGTCCGGATAGCAACCGGCTCCCATTCCTTTGGGTCATCTTCGAATGGGAAGAAAATCCCATCAATCTCGTCTTTAGTATCACCCGTTAACAGTTCGTCGGTCATTAGACCTGCGGCTCCTTTCCCTCATGAAAACACCCCTCACCCATCCGTTAAGTTTGACCATGTCTCCGCAAGCCCAGTTGATGTAGTGGTCTGGGAGCTGGGACATCTTCAGGCCAGCGTACTTCCCCTTGAGCGGATTGTAGTAGGTTCCGACGCGAGCGGAAGGGTCAGACGACAGATCCACATGCTCTTCTCGGAATCGTCCCTTGGCCCGCCCAGTCAAAAGCTTGCGTCGGGCTTCGATTTCTATGGCAATCTTCCGTCGCTCCAGTTCTTGCTGAGCCATTCGGTCCAGGTCCTCTGGGCTTAAGGGCTCTGGAGATGAAGCGGAAGCTGTCTTGAGGACTTGCTTGACCTCGTCGCTCTGGTCCACGAACATATCGACCGCCGTCACTAGCCTGTGGTTGAGAGTCTCGTCTGTGCAGTCCACGATCTTGAACCTAGGCTTCTTGCTACCGGCAATGGCCCGCCCTCGAGATTCAATCGTAGAGCCAGGGAAGTCCACTACCCCAGCCAACGGTCGAGTCGCTCGCCCGACGCACTGGAGCCAGAAGGATCGGCTCCTGGTTGGTCGTCCGAGTATGAGGGTAGCTGTGGGTGGGTGGTCAAATCCAACTGCCACGACTTGGCAGTTGACGAGAACCTGGACCTCTCCCGACTTAAACTTCCTCAGAGCTTCCCGTCGCTCCTCATCTGGCATCGTGCCATACACGTACGTAGCCGGAACCCCATAGTTGTTTGTCAGGTAGTGGCAGACTCCCTTAGAGGACGCCACCGATGGACAGAACACAACCGTCTGCCCCTCCCTCTCTCGCTCGGCAATGACAGCAATCCTGTGCAGGTTCGCCTCCTTGTCGATGGCTGCCTGAAGCTGCGTTTGATTAAAGTCGCCGTTGACGATGGTAATGCCCGACAGGTCAAGGCCGTCGATCTTCGCAATCTTGCACACTGGACTTACGGACCAGTTGTGCGCAATGGCCCAGTGAAGATCGAAGTTGCAAATGACCTCGTCGTACATTACCCAGCCTCCGACTCTGCGGAAATCTTTGTGGTCAGTTCTTCCTGGTAGGCAATACAAGCCTGCTCCATTGCCAAGCATCGTTCGGCCATAAGGTGGCACTGCATGGCGTACTCACCCCTCATGGTTTCGGCCTTGAACAATCGGTTCCTCATCCGCTCCATGCCCTTCCTGGTGGTACGGCAGGCATGCTGAAGGCGACTTGTCCGACCAGCGTTGAGAAGACTGTCATGCTCAATCTTGGCGTTCAGTAGACTGACTTCGTTCAACAGCTTGTGGTTGCGGTTGCGGAGAAAGTTGAACTGCTTGGTCAGGAACTCACCGACGCGAGCAATCTTCAGAAGCTCGTCGCCAGACACGCCACACATAATTCCGCGGGCGTGAGCCTGGAGTCCGCGTTCACGGATTGTTCCCCACCGCACCATCGACTTGTCATTGTCTTCCACGGTCACTCTCCTGTTGTGGTGGCAACCATAGGGCGCCCGTCCATTCGAAATGGAGTAGCTGTGAACCCAGCCACCATGGCCCCTTGGTCTTGAAAGAACTTCAGCATCTGCTGAACGGACTCAGACATCATCAGGTGTGCTTCGTCAACGATCACCAACTGGAATCCATCGAACCTTCTGTACCTCTGCTCGCCGCCTCTCCTTGACAAGAGAGTCTGCTTGGAGGCTACGATGATCTTCGATGGCCACTGCTCGTCCGCACGAAAGTCTGCCATCTCAAGCTCAGCTTCGCGTCCCGTGATGGCACGAACCTTCTCGCATGCCTGCCAGACCAGCTCACGCATGGGGCAGATGATGAGGGTGCGACCCATGATCCGGTTAGCTAGCTCGACAAAGCAGACGGTCTTGCCAGCCCCTGTGAAAAGGCCGTTGAGAACCGACTTCGCTCCACGATCCATGGCGTCCAGGTTCTTGAGAACGATCTCCTCCTGGTAGTCCCGGAGGATCATCCCACAAGGCTCATCAAAAGGCAATAGCAGGTTCATAGAGTGTCCTAAAAAGGCCCGCAGGGCTGGAGGAGGGCCAGCCCTGCGGGGTGCAGCAGCGCCTTACAAGGGGCAACCACGCACTAGCGGAAGTCATTCTCAAGATCGTCATCCGAGTCGGTCTGGCGGCGAGCCCCTCCAGCCCCTCCGAGGAGACTGATGTTGTCCACGTTCACAGTCCATGCCGTGCGACGGGATCCATCCTTGGCCTCGTACTCCTCTTGACGAACAGTTCCCTGGACCAAGACCTGCCCACCCTTGGCGAGGTAGCCAACAACCTTGCCGCCACGCCAGTATTCGCAGTTGAACCAGTTCGTGTTCTTCGTGAACGGGTCCGACTGTGCGAGGCGGAACTTGACAACCTCCTTGCCTGTCTTCGTCTGGACAATCTCAGGGTCTCCTCCAAGGTTTCCCTGAATGATGATCTGCTGAAAGCTCATGACTGACCTCCCCACTTCTCGTTAAACGACTCCGTGCATTGAGTCAACACGACTCGGTTTATCTTCTTCTCCCGAACACGGAGCTTGACGGTGTCAAGGACTCGCTTGGCCTCTGCGACCGAAGTGGCGTCCCTGATCTTCTGGCTCATGATGTTCGTGTAGTTGGCCTCCATGGCGCTAGGGGAATCCTTGGGGGGATCCGGAAGCCCGATGGCAGGTGCGGAAACTTCTTGCTCTCCGTGCCCGTCATCATCAACCTCTCCCACCCAGGCACCCGTCAACGACAGAAGCAACTGCCGCTTGGCATACGTCAGGCAGGCACCAAAGCCCTGCATGGACGGCAGCTCCTCGATGATCTCTTCGGTCCTTCGGTCCTTCCTGCGAACAGGATGGTTTAGGATCGGCACCATGCCAGAGATGTACTCGCCGCTTTCATGACGAAGCGTGCCAATGCACACCCAGCCAGCGTCTATGGTCAGGCATGTCTGGTACTGCGGCAACGCCAGCCCGTGCTTTGTCAGAGGCACACGAAGGGCCGCTGAACACTGCTGAAACGTGGCGTATGTGTTGCCGAGGTGCGAGTTCTTCGCGTCCTCGACAATGCTCGGGAACTCCATCTGTGCCTTGGCGAGAGCGGTG